AGCAACTTGGAATGAAACACAAACTTTTAGATTGATTCCAATTGCGGTAGAATGCCCAAATGTTGAGTGCATCTTTGATCCAGCTACAAAAGTATTTGTAATTATATCTAAGATCACTAAACAAAGTTTACACATGCTACCAAAAATGGATGAGAATGGTGATCCTGTTGCATGTAAATCAGTAAGACCTAATGGTAGAAACTTTAAAGAAGAGAGAAACAAAATTGAAGTTTTTCAAGAGTATTATGTTGAAGATAGAATTGCTATTGAAGATTTAATCAATCTTTTTGCAATCAATGCTTCTACATTTGATTACAAAGCATTCTTAGAAAAAGTTGAAGAAGCAGTTGTATCTGAAGCAAACTAATGACTAATACACAGAGTGTCATTAGTGATGCTCTGTGTTTTTAACTAAATGGGGAAACAGCTTAACTGAATATTTTTATGGATTTAAAAAGTAAAGAATACCTGTTACATGAGTTTCCAGTTGGAAAACATAAAGGTGAAAGAATAAGTGAATGTAGAAGTCTAAATTATTTAGAGTGGATGTTTGAAACACTTAAACTAGATGATACTACAAGACAAGTAATAGGTCTTAGAATTTATCAGTTATCAAATCCTAATGCACAAAGAAGATGAGGACCAATTATGTAATGGACTACGAGACTTTAAAGAATTGTTTTGTGGCTGTGTATGAGGATGTTAAGTCTGACAATAAAGAAATATTTGTGTGTCATGAATCCAGAAATGATATCTTTGATTTAATAACATTTTTAGAACACAATATTGCCTATAATGAATGGCATATAAGCTTTAATGGCTTAGCTTTTGATGCTCAAATAACTCAGCATATTCTTAAAAATAAGCAGATGTTACTTGCAAGCAATGGAGACAAGATAGCAAGATTTCTTTATTACAAAGCACAAGATGTAATTAATAGACAAAACAATGGTGAGTTTGCAGAGTTTAAACCCAAAGACATCAAGATTAGTCAGATTGATTTGTTTAAACTTAATCACTGGGATAATCCAGCTAAAAGAAGTTCATTGAAGTGGATTCAGTATACAATGGATTGGACCAACATAGTTGACATGCCTATTCATCATACTAAGGAAATTACTGCGGATGAAATTGACATGGTTATTAGTTACTGTATTAATGATGTCAAGTCTACTAAAGCTATTCTGATGTTATCTAAGAGTCAGATTGATCTCCGGAAAAATCTAACTATGGAGTATAACATAGATTTATTCAGTGCATCTGAGCCTAGAATTTCTAAAGAATTGTTCCTGCATTTCTTGAGTGAGAAAACTGGATACAAGAAATGGGACCTTAAACAACTAAGAACTTATAGAACTCAGATTAAGTTTGAAGATATAATTCTACCTTATGTAAGTTTTGAGACTGCAACATTTCAAAATCTACTAAAGAAGTTTAAGGAGATTGTTTTGAACCCTACACATACTAAAGGAGGCTTTAAGTATTCCGTCCAGTATAAGGGTGTGAAAACAGATTTTGGTCTGGGTGGTGTGCATGGTGCTAAAACAAGTGGAGTATATGAATCAGATGATGAGATGGTAATCATGTCTTCAGATGTTGTCAGCTACTATCCAAACTTGGCTATTAGAAATAAGTGGGCTCCATACCATCTTCCTAAAGCAGAATTCTGTGAGCTGTATGAATGGTTCTTTGATGAGAGAAAAAAGATAAGCAAAAAGGACCCAAAAAACTATGTATATAAGATCATCTTAAATTCAACTTATGGTTTGAGTAATGATGAGAATAGTTTCTTGTATGATCCTGAGTTTACTATGAGAATTACTGTAAATGGTCAGCTTAGTCTAATGATGCTGTATGAGATGATTTGTGAAGAAATTCCAGATGTCATCCCATTAATGCAAAATACAGATGGTCTAGAGACAATGATTCCTAGAAAGTATTATGATAAGTATATGGAAATATGCGAGAGATGGCAGGATATAACTAATTTGCAGCTAGAGCATGATACATATAGTAAAGTAGTGCTTGGTGACGTTAATATTAGCGTCTTAACCTTGTGAATTGCTGGAATATCCTAAAGCTTTATAAACTACAACATGGCTTGAAAAGGCGGGTGTGAATGTTAAAAATTATAAAGATGTCTAATGGACAATCAGCAGCCAAGACCCTTTAAAATGGGTAAGGTTCAGAGACTATCGAAACTACAGTAATGTTAACTGGAAAGGAGTAGAGTACACTTAAATGTGGAAGTGCAAGGCAATTATTAATCTTTTGTTTGGTTATAACAATTATATTGCATATATTGCAGTATGAAAGCAAACAAAAATCATAAAAGGTGTGGTATTTATTGTATTAAAAACACTATAAACAATAAAGTTTATATTGGAAAATCAATAGATATCTACAGAAGAATTAAAGAGCACATAAATATGTTAAACTTAAAGCGTAAAGATGAAAATGCTCATCTTACAAATGCTTGGCATAAATATGGAGCTGATTCTTTTGAATATAGTGTATTAGAATATTTAGAAGCAGATGAAAAAAATGTTGCTATAAGAGAATTACATTGGATGAAACAGTTCAATGCTCTTAATAAGGAATATGGGTATAATTTAAGAAGTGATTCAGATTCAAAAATGATAGTTCATTTAGATACAAGTACTAAAATATCCAACAGGCTTAAAGCTGAATGGAAAGCTGGTATTAGAGATGGACATAGTGCAAAATTAAAAAGTTCTTGGAAACAAGACACTAATAGAAAAACAGCACAATCAGCATTGTTATCAAAAACACTTACTAAATATGCTTATGAGTTATACAATTTAGAACAAGTTTATATTAAAACTTGTACTTATCAAGAACTTATTGAGTTAAGTCTTAAAAACTGTATTGCTACATTCTGTAGAAAAAAACTTGATTACATAAAATTTAAAGCCTATTATATTAAAAAGATTAAAATTGAAGATATAGTCCAAACTAATTAGAAATAATTAGATAAGAAGTAATAATTACATTGCCATTACTGAGAGAAAGAAAGTAGACAAAGAAGTCTATGAGGAGCTCAAGAAAAAAGTTCCTTATGATATTTATGAAGAAATTGATGGAGAATATTTCTTTAAAGCAACTAAGTCAAAAGGCCGGTTTGAGTTTGCTAATCTAGCATTACACAAAAACAAAAGCTTCTTGATTATTCCAAAGGCTGTATTTATGTATTTTGTACATGGAATAAAACCTGAAGAGTATCTTCTTACTGAGAAGAACATATTTGATTATTGCGGTGGTGTAAAGATTAAAGGTAATTGGGAATTTGTAGAACACCATATTGAAATGGGATACTATGTAAAAGACAAATTACAAGATACTTTGAGGTATTATATCTCTAAGACCGGTAGTAAAGTAATCAAACAAAACAGAGATGACAAGCGTGAGATTCAGATAGAAGCTGGACGCTGGTTGCAAACAGTTTATGTAAAACATGTAGAAAAGCCATTTGATGATTATGGTATCAATCTGAGTTATTACTTAGATAAGATTTATAAAGAGGTTGAATCTCTTGAGCCAGTAGTAAATCAATTAAAATTATTTTGACATGCCAAAAAGAATTAGCGAGTGTAGCAAAGCACATTTAATTAATGTGCCGCTACCACAACACGGATCAACTTATACAGTAATCAGCCACCAATTTGTGATTGATTATGTTCACCAAGCTTTAGCAACGGCAGGGTTTGTTATTTTACATGAAGAATACAGATGTACAGCAGATGGTCAAATAGCTCAAGGTATTCATAAGTTATCTTATAATAATGACCCTGAGTTATCAATGATGTTTGCTTGGACTAATAGCTACAACAAACAGATAAAGTTTAAATGTATTGTTGGTGCTTACATTGAAACTAGCAGCACTGTGATGGTATCTGGTGACATGGGAGTTTGGATTAGAAAACATATGGGTACTGCAGACACTGAGACTAAAGATACAATTGATGAGCAGATTCAAAATGCACATCAATATTATGCTCAACTGTTGTCCGATAAGAATGAAATGGTTGACAAGACCCTAGACAAAAGAAAAAAGGCCCAGCTTTTAGGTATTTTGTTTGCTGAGTATGGAGTGTTAACTACAGAGCAAGCTAGTATTGTAAAGAACTTTATTGATAGACCAATGAAAAACTTTACAAATCCTGATAGCTTATGGACTTTCTATAATGCAGTTACTATTGCTTTACAACAGTCACATCCTAGAACTTGGATGGAGGACCAAAGAGTGTTACACTATTTTATAGATAGTATCTACAAGTTTCCTAAACAAGTTTACACAGCTCCAGTAGTTGCTGTTGAACCTGTAGAAGATGTAGTAGAAGAAACAGTTACTCCAGAAGCCTCTGAAGAAATTCCGGATCCTAATCAAATAAACATCTTTGATGTTATTGAAGAGGAAGAAATGGCTGTTTGTCCTTCACCAGCTGAAGTTATTGAAGAACCAGAAGTAGAAAGTGAGTTTGCTGCTGAAGACAATATTGATGATGTGATTCAATATACAGACCCTGCGGGAAATACATTTGAAGCACCTGTAGTGGACACACCTGTTTCTATAGAAGAAACAAAAACTGAAAAATTATCACTTGATGATATTTTGATAAGATTACCAAATGAAGAGAAAGCTAAAGAAGAACCAGATTTTTCATTAGACTTTACACCTTCAGATGAAGAAGAAGATTCTGATTTCATACCTGATTTGTTTTAATTGTTTAATTTATTTTTTTAAGAGGCGGGAAACTGCCTCTTTTTTTATCTTTGCAAAATGAAATTTTTAATGATTATACTAGTGCTAACTTCATGTGCTACCATGAGCGAACATGAGTGGAAAATGAAGCAAATGCATAAACAGGATAAAAAGATGATGAAAAAAGTACAGAGAGCTATAAAGCATAGTACAAAGTAGATGATGAGAAAGAAAAACATTGAAATTGTTCAGTTAATTCAGATACCGTTAATAAATCAAGATTTTATTTTTATATATGGTGTTAAGGATTATAAAAGATTAAGTACTTATTTTATTGGTCAACATGAATTAGCAAAAAGAGTCTATGCAGACTTTGATAAAACTAATCCATATACAGATGCATATGTTGAATTATATACAGAAGATAATGATGATTACTATTTAAGCTTTGTTCTTAAAAAAGTTGAACTAGGAATTATTGTACATGAGATAACACATCTTATGCAACACATAAGAACCCGCTTTTTTCCAAATGGAATAGAAAGGGAGTTTGAAGCTTATCTTACTGAATGGATATTTAATGAGATATATAAAATATTAAAAGATAATAAATTAATACAGTAATCATGGAAGAACAACAAATCAAAAACCAAATTGAAGAGTATAAGAAACTCTTAACTGGTGATCTTTTTGCTGATGGTGATATTCAGCAAAAAATTTATGACTTAAAAAAACAACTGAATCCTAGAATTGAAGAACATCCTGAAGAGGATGATGATGAGGGATGCTTAAACTGTGGTAGTTAATGAGTGAAGAAAATGTATCTTATAATGACACAATCCGTATTGTAAGGATTGTTATCAAGTGTTCTGATTTATTATCAGACTATGATCTTTTAGAAGGTTATGTGAAGATTAAAAAAAGCAAATATATAAAGCATGAATTAAAAGAAATATTCTTTAATCTTGGTGAATATATTGATAAGTTTAGCTCAGCATTCTTAAAACCTTTTGTAGAAGAAGATGATGTGACTCAGATGGAATTGCAAGCTATGTTTAATGATTTTAATAAAGGTATCTACATTGATAATCCTCAGAAAACAGCATTTATATTACTATATTCTAAAATCTATTCTATAATGAATGATCTTTCAGAAATGGAATATAATGATACTATGCTAGAAGGGTTGCGTAATATATGTAAAGATTTTATTAATGAGTGTTATAAGAAACATTTTGGATTATTTAACATGCAACACAATGATGAAAATTTAGTAGTTACAATTATAACTGCTATAGATAGTTTAGGTAAAAAAATAATGTACGGTAATAAAGATGAAGGTAGAATTGATTGATCACTTTGGAAGTGATAAAATGGTAGTAGATGTTGCCCGTGTAAGTTATAACAAAGAAGCTAGTAACTACACAGAAAAACAAAATAATAAGCTTATTAAATACTTATGGAATCATAAGCATACAAGTCCTTTTAGACATTTGTCATTACAATTTAGAATTATTTGTCCTATTTATGTGGAAAGACAATTGTTTTAACAAATATTGTTTTTAAAGATTAAACTATTTGGAATTATTAAATTTAATAAAGAAAAAAAACAATATTTAATAGAACCTTATATGTGGGAGCGTATAAGCAAACTCATTGAATTGCTGGAAAATCCTACTCTTAACCAAAGACAAGAGGACAATCAGCAGCGAAGCTTTTTAGGGGAAACTCAGGAAGAACGTTCAACGACTATCCAGAAATGGAGTACACTCAAGTGAGTGGAAGCGGTGAGAACCTAGAACAGGTTATGATATAGTCTGCTCTGCATAGTAATATGCAGCAGTTCATAAGAGAACGCATTAAGAGTAACGAACTTAGTGGAACATAAGGAAACATCAAGTGGGAATATCAATTAACAGTATTTCAGGAAGATATGTAGATTTCTCAGATACTTATACTATGATTGATTTTTGGAGAGAGCAATCTAAAGATAGTAAACAAGGTAGTGCAGGTGTATTAGATACTGATACACAAGAAAAATGTAACATGATTGAGATGCATGTGTTTGAAACTTGTAAAAAAGCTTATAAAGATTTAATAGAATTAGGTGTAAGTAAAGAACAAGCTAGAACTATATTACCTCTTAACTTAAATACTACATTCATCTGGACGGGAACATTTCTTGCTTTTATGCATATGTGTGCTTTGAGACTTAAACCAGATACTCAGTATGAAACAAGAAAAGTTGTTGAAGCAATGTTAGGTACTTTTTC